GAAACCGAAGAAACTACCGATGATGCAAATGATCTTCGCCTAGAAGTTGAAGAGATCATGGAAGGCAAGAAGAAGTACAAGAAAGAAGAGTCTGAAGAAGACGAAGAAGGCGAAGAAGAAATGGAATATGAGGGTGGAATTGATCCAAGAGATACCGATGGAGATTTAGAGTATGAGGGCGGAATTGATCCAAGAGATACCGATGGAGATTTAGAGTATGAGGGCGGAATGGACTGCGAAGACGGTGATTGTGGCAAAAAAGCATTTCGTAGTAATGGATTAAACGAAGCAAAGAAAGCCAAGAAAGATTACGACGGAGATGGTGAAGTAGAATCATCCACTGATGAGTGGAAAGGTTCCAGAAACAACGCCATCAAGGCTGCAATGGCTAAGAGGAAGAAGAAATAATGAAGTTAATCACCGAAACAGTAGAAGACATTAGATACATCACCGAAGGAACAGATGACAAAAAGAATCTGTTCATCGAAGGTGTATTCATGGTTGCCGAGGAATGCAACCGAAACGGTAGAGTCTATCCTCTTCCTACTTTGAATAAAGAAGTAGGAAGATATATCAACGAATTTGTTAATTGCAACCGTGCTTTCGGTGAACTCGGACATCCAACAGGTCCAACCATCAATCTTGATCGTGTCAGTCACAGAATCGTAATGCTTGAATTTCGTGGAAACAAAGTTTACGGAAAAGCCAAGATTATGGAAAGCACTCCTATGGGTAAGATTGCTGCTGAACTAATCCGTGAAGGTGCAAAACTAGGCGTTAGTTCAAGAGCAATGGGTTCTCTGGTTGAGCAAAACGGTAAGAAGATCGTTCAACCAGATCTCATGCTTTCTGCTGTTGACATTGTTGCAGATCCATCTGCTCCCGGTGCTTTCGTAAATGGCATTATGGAAGGTAAGGAATGGGTTTGGAATAACGGTTCTTGGTTAGAGCGTGATCTCATGGAAGCAAAGAAACTTATTCGTACCACTTCAAGTAGAAACCTTGAAAAGAAAGCATTGACTCTGTTTGAAAATTTCTTCAAGAATCTTTAATGTTAAGTTTTAAACAATATCTTCGTGAAGCAGTAACACCCGAAATGCGTAATCGCATTTTGGCAAATGTTAATAAAAGCAAATCAGCACGAGGTGCTTCCAACTACAACGAGAATCCACCGCTTAAACCATTAAATAGACAAGCAGTTCCAGCAGAAGAAGGATTGCCTGGTCGTGGTTATAAAGGTTCTAGGTTTCAACCAGATCAACCAGTTCGTTCTACAGAAGACAGACGCGCAGGAAAATTAAATGCATACATCGCAGGACGACGAGCAGATATGGCAGCACAGGCTTCTCAACAGAGAGGTGCTGATGTTGAACGGGGTGCTGGTATATTAAATAAATTCCTTGGATCAAGAGAACCAGTTAAAGACGCAAAAGGAAAAGTTATTGGATCTGAAGTTAGAGGTGGTTTTGTTGGTGCATTAAAAGCATATGATCAATATAGAGCAAAACAAGGAATCGCCGTCAATAGACGCGGAACTATTGATCCAAATACTCTGAGAAACTTCGGGGTTCAAGCGCGCAATAGAATGACAGCAGATCCAACAGCAAGTGGTCCCAATCTACTAAGGACTCTTGGAACATCTGCTCGGTATGTTAGTTTTGGATCAAAACTTGCTAATCTTAAAATTGGACAAGCAGCAAAAGGTATAGAAAACGCAAGTGGTAATCTTGCTGATACTGCAATTGGTGGTACGGAAAATCTAAACACAACAAAAGTAGATGGTACACCGATAAATCCAGAAGATAAAGCCGCTGCTATAACACAAGTGGCACAAAATAATAGATTATCTCAGACTGGTCAAGCGGCACAAACTGTTGGTATGACCACCACCCCAACACAACAATCCGGTGAAACTCAAGATCAAATTCGTCAGAGAATGCTTGCAAATCGTCCTGCTCCACTTTCTGCTCGTACACAATCTAGAATAAACACAATGAGAAATACAGGACAAATCGGAAATATAACTTAAAACCGTGACCATCGTTAACTGGTCAAAAATAAACATTTACTAAATAACAATAGTTCTTAAACAGAGGAACAGGAAAAAATATGGACACACAATCATCTAGACCAACACATGCTATTAACGGTGCAGAACCCCAAGCCGCTAATGGTGCAAAAGTACAGTGGGATGCGTTCAACAACTTCAATCCAAATGCAGCAGCAAACCAAGCAACTCTAAAGCCAGGTGCTTCAGTTGCTGGTCCAGGCCCACAAGGTCAAGGATCTGCTAAGGCTGCTAAGAAGGGTGAAGAGGAAGAAACCGAGACAGAAGAGCCAAAGGAGATGCAAGAGCATCTTAACGCTCTCTTCAACGGTGAGACTCTAACCGAAGACTTCATGAACAAAGCCAAGACAATCTTTGAGGCTGCTGTTAACGAGAGAGTCAATGTTCTCCGTGAACAAGTCCTCGCTGAGGCTGCTGCTGTTGTTCAAGAAGAAGTTGAAACCGCAGTCAACGAACTAGCAGAGCGTCTTGATGACTACCTCGGTTATGTTGTTGAAGAGTGGATGGAAGAGAATCAACTGGCTGTCGAAAACGGTATCCGCACTGAAATCGCAGAGAACTTTATGTCTGGACTCAAGGAACTCTTTGAGACTCACTACATCGAAGTTCCACAAGAGAAGTACGATGTCGTTGACGGACTCTTTGCTGAGAACGAGGAACTCGAATCCTCTCTCAACGAGCAAATTCAAAACAACATTGAGATGCAAAAGGAACTACTCGCTTATCAAGCAGGACAAGTCTTCGCACAAGTTGCTGATGACTTAACCGATGTTGAAATCGAGAAGTTTGCTTCTCTCGCAGAGGGCGTCGATTTTGACAGCCTCGAACAATACCAAGAGAAACTAAATGTTCTCAAGGAGAGTTATTTCACCTCTGCACCAACCGTAACTAACCTTGTCGAAGAGACAACTAACAAACAAATTCCTCAAGATATTGGCTCTGGTATGGGCGCTTACTTGAGTACTTTGGATCGTCTTGCTAAAACAAACAAACTCTAATTTCTAAACAAACACATTAAGGAGAATATAGAAATGGATTTTTCAAACAACTCGTCTTATGATGTGCTAACTGAGAAGTGGGAACCCCTACTCTCTCACGACGCACTTCCACAAATCGGTGACTCTTACAAGAAGAAAGTCACTGCCGTCCTACTAGAGAACCAAGAGAAGGCTCTCCGTGAGCAATATCTCGTTGAGGCTCCAGCCAATCAAATGGGTGCAGGTGGTTTCAGCGTTTCACCCGCTGCTGCTTCTTCCACAAACGCCGCACTCGCTGGTTATGATCCAATCCTAATCAGCCTCGTTCGTCGTTCCATGCCAAACCTCATTGCTTATGATATCGCCGGCGTTCAACCAATGACCGCTCCAACTGGCCTTATCTTCGCAATGCGTAGCCGCTATGAAGCACAGACTGTTTCTGGTTCACTCGGTATCGGCCGTGAAGCACTCTTCGGAGAGGTCTCTGCTAAGTTCGGTGGTTCTGGTAACACCTCTGCTGGTGCAGCATTCAGCGCAACCGGCGGTATCAACCCAATCGGTGCTAGCGCCGGTTCAGGTGATGCAAGCACCAGCGCAAACTGGGGTATCCGAGACAATTCATTTGATATGAACTCTTTCCGTGGTTTCTTAACTGGAGTTGGTGAAAATCTTGGTGGTTCTGACGCTGGTAATCTTCCATTCCGTCAGATGGCATTCAGCATTGAGCGCATCGCAGTCGAAGCAAAGACTCGCGCTCTAAAGGCTGAGTACACCACTGAGTTGGCTCAAGATCTCAAGGCTGTTCACGGACTCGATGCTGAAAGCGAACTCGCTAACATCCTCAGCACCGAAGTCTTGAATGAAATCAATCGTGAGTTGATCACCACTATCTACCGCGTTTCCAAGGCTGGCGCACAACAAGGCGATCTAGCAAACACTGGAAGATACGATCTCAATACCGACTCTGACGGTCGTTGGAGTGCAGAACGCTTCCGTGGACTCATGTTCCAAATTGAGCGTGAATGCAACACCATCGCCAAGGAAACTCGTCGTGGTAAGGGTAACTTCATGATCTGCTCAAGCGATGTCGCCAGCGCCCTCACAATGGGTGGCTTCCTCAACCTCGCACCAGCCATGACTGCAAACCTCGAAGTTGATGACACCGGCAACACTTTCGTCGGAGTTCTCAACAACAAGATCAAGGTTTACATCGATCCATATGCCAAGTTGGGTGTCAACTTCTGCGTAGTCGGATATCGCGGTACATCTCCATACGATGCCGGCGTATTCTACTGCCCATATGTTCCACTACAGATGGTACGCGCTGTTGATCAGAACACCTTCCAGCCAAAGATCGGATTCAAGACCCGTTACGGTATGGTCTCCAATCCATTCGCTGAGAACACTGATATCAATGCACTCGGTGGTAACCAATACTACCGTATCTTCCAAGTAGAGAACCTACATGGTAACACTGGTTTCGGACTCTGATTTAAGTAATTAATCTGGGGAGATGATTGGGGGGAGTCGCAAGACTCCCCCCTTTCTATTTAAATAAATACATTTATGGCAACACAACCAGATACAGAATTTTTACCAAACGATAGTAAGTTAAGTAATTTCAATTACCTAACAACAAATTACTTCCAGATAATGATCAGTAGAGCGCCTACTGTTTCATTCTTTGCTCAGGAAGTTACTTGCCCTGCTATTTCTATGCCTGAGTTGATTCAACCAACAACTTTAAGTACAACCATTCCACTGCCGGGAAATGCTTATACATTTATGCCGTTGAATGTTAAATTCACATTAGATGAAGATCTAAGAGGATGGCAAGAAATCTATCACTGGATAACCACCATAGGTAACTACACAAGCACAGCCAATACAGTAGCATATCATGATCGATTCTCTGATATAACTCTCAGAATAACCAATAGTGCTTATAAAGGCAAATTTGAAGTTGTATTTAGAAACGCATTTCCTATTGCTTTATCCGAGATACCATTTGCAATCACAGCCACAGACAATGTTCCATTGACTGCTACAGCCAGTTTTAAATACACATATTACGAGTTCAAAGTCTTGACTTCATCATAATCTGAGATATACTGTTCGTTATGACTTTTGATGATCTTAAAGAAATGGTCAAAAAAGATATCGCTTTGGACGAGACACAACTCGACAAGGAATCTGCTCGTACTCCCCAAATACACAATAAGTATCTTCTTTTCTTCATGGAAGAGAAATTATCTCTTGCTCGTATGGAATCTGAATTGGCTGTTCTTCGTAAGAAGAAATGGTTGTACTTCAGTGGTAAAATGAGCCAAGATGAATTGGATGATAATGGTTGGGAGCAATTTGATCTCCATATCCTAAAGAATGATATGGATAATTTTATTGAAGCCGATGATCAAGTAATTAAACAAAAACTCAAGGTTGAATACCAGCGGGAAAAAGTCAGTTACCTAGAGAATGTGGTAAAGATCATCAATAATCGTCAATGGAACATTCGTTCTATCATTGATTGGGCAAAATTCACTAACGGCCAGTAAATAAATACTGGTATGGATTTAGTGATTGAAGACTTAGATTCTGTTTATATCAAAGTTAATTGTGAAAGAAGTATTGCCAAAGAACTGAACCAATACTTCACCTTTGCAGTACCTAATTATCAATTTACTCCTGCTTATAAGAACAAAATCTGGGATGGACAGATTCGGTTATTCAATTTGTTTACACATACAATCTATGCAGGATTGTTGGATTATGTAGTCAAGTTTGCCAACGATAGAAACTATACAATCGAATATCCACAGCATTCTGATAAAAACTATACAGAAGAACAAGTGACTAAGTATGTCGAAGAATTCATTCGACCAACTGCGTCTGGTAAACGAATCAGCGCACACGATTATCAAATAAAAGCAATTACACATGCCATACAGAAAGAAAGAACTCTTCTATTATGTCCAACTGGCAGTGGTAAATCATTAATCATTTATTGCTTGATGCGATTCTTTCTGGATCATATTAAGCCAGAGAAAAAAATTCTAGTTGTAGTTCCAACTGTTGGTCTTGTATCACAGATGTACAGTGACTTTGAGGATTACTCAAAGGAAAACAAATGGTCTGTTGGAAGACACTGCTATACGATCTCATCTGGTAAAGAAAAAGATACGCATAAGCGTGTGGTTATTTCTACTTGGCAAAGCATCTATAAGATGCCAAAAGAATTCTTTGATCAATTTGACATGGTAGTAGGTGATGAATGTCATTTGTTTAAAGCCAAATCTTTATCATTGCTTATGTCCAAACTTACAAGTTGTCCAATTCGTGTTGGTACAACTGGAACACTTGATGGAACCCATACACACAAACTAGTGGTAGAGGGATTATTTGGAAGGGTATTACATGTTACTACAACCGCTACACTCATTGAGAAGAACCTCTTATCAAATCTGTCTATTGACTGCATTCTACTTCAATACTCTGATCGAGACATTGAAGAAGCAAAACGAATGCTGTACAAAGAAGAAATAAAGTGGATCATTCTTAATAACAAACGAAACAAATTTATAAAGAATCTTTGCTCTAGTCTTAAAGGTAATACATTAGTTTTATTTAACTTTGTAGAGTTGCATGGTAAGCCTCTCTATGACATGTTCAAAAAAGAAATACCGGATAAAGACATTTACTTTATTCACGGTGGAACTGATGTGGATCAACGAGAAGAAATACGAAAGGTAGTAGATAGAAATGACAACTCAATCCTCTTGGCTTCCTATGGAACCTGTTCAACTGGTATTAATATTCGTAATATTCACAATGTCGTATTTGCTAGCCCGTCGAAATCTGTTGTACGCGTGTTACAATCGATTGGAAGAGGTCTACGCAAAAGTGAAACAAAAACTGCGGTGAATGTTTACGATATTGGTGATGACTTGCGCCATAAGAAGTATCGAAACCATTCGCTGAACCATATGGATGAGCGCATCCGAATATATACTAAAGAGAAGTTTAAGTATAAGTTGGTGTCGCTTCAACTCAAGGAGAACTGAATGGAACAAATCTATAAAGTAATCAAACTAAGAAGTGGTGAAGAACTGATTGCTGAGATTGCTAGTTCTGAAAATGACAAAGTGACTCTTCTTAAGCCTATGGTATTTAAGTCAATAGTGCTTCCTGATCCAATGGGTATGCCAAAGGAAGGTATTGTTCTTAAGAATTGGTTAGCATTTGGTAACCAAACAGAAACAACCATTCCATCAGATTTTATTGCTACTATTTTAGAGCCAACTCAAGATGTTGTGTCGTATTATTTGGCTGAGAAAGAAAGACAGGGTGGTTATGAAAAAACGCCACTTGATGAGTTTACTAATCAGATAAAACCAAAAATTACACCCGAGCAAGACATGAATGCCGCTGATTATGAAGATATGATATCTGAAATGTTCGACACTATTTTTAATGGTATGACAGAACCAAAAAAGAATGATTCTAAGCCAGGTAAGAAAAAGAAAAAAGTAAAGGAAGAAGTAATCCATATGAGTATGGTCTTCTCTCCACAAGCCTTGGCTTTTATGATTAACGAAGGAATGATTGACCCTCGTGATATTATGGATATGATAAAACACTTCAACTTGGATAAACCAAAGAAGAAGAAAAATAATCGTGAATCAATTAATGATCAAAAATATACCGGAGAACAAAAAGACCGGGAAGATTTTGGTAATAAATGGACTGACTGGAACCCAGATCCGTCCTCTGATGAGTATATGTAATACTCAGAGTATTATTAAGTATCTTAGAGAAACTAATATCTTTCTCATACCATACACAGAAAGTGTAATAAAGTCGTCAAGAGAAATCAAGTGATTTTTCTTGATTTTCTCATAGGCGTGTTATAATACTCTCATAGGAAATAACTTATGGCTAAAAAGAAAATACTGAATAAGAACAAAAAACCAACGGAAAATAGTTCGTATTATTTTGTTGGGCATGTTGATTCTGATGGAGAAGTAACACCTCTTCTTCTTACTGATGTAGAATATGAAAAAGCAAAAAAGAGAGCAGAAAAGAATCCAGAGGATGTTCCTGTAGATTTTATAGTTTTCTCCCAACAACATAGGAAATGCAATGGCTAAAAAGAAAAAGAAACAAGAAGAAAACGACGATCTAGAAGATATAGAATTGGAAGAAGTTATAGAAGAACCGGAAATAGAAGAAGTCAAAAAAGATCACTATATTGACAATAAGGCTTTCTATAAAGAAATGGTAGAGTGGAAGCAACTCTGCAAAGATGCAGAGGAGTCAGACGAGTCTCGTCCTCCCATTACAAACTATATCGGTGAATGCTTCATGAATATCGCAGAGCATCTATCTCGTAAAGCCAACTTTATGAACTATCCTTATAGGGAAGAGATGGTATCTGATGGCATAGAAAACTGCCTGATGTATGCCCATAACTTCGACCCAGAAAAATCAAAGAATCCATTTTCCTATTTCACTCAGATCATCTATTATGCATTCTTAAGACGGATTGAAAAGGAAAAGAAACAAGCATACATCAAACTGAAGATGACAGAACTCCTAGACGATGGATCTTTCCACCGATGGTTTAAGGAAAACTATTTTGAGAAAGATACAGTTCAAGAAGCCATAACTGAACACTTCCAAATATCAGAAAATGATATAATCAAGTTTGAACCAAAGAAGAAAAATAAAAAGCGAAAGAAATGAAGATTGCAATTATTAATGATACCCACTTTGGCGCTCGTAATGATTCGCCACTGTTTCTCGAATACTTCATGTCATTTTTTGAGAAACAATTTTTTCCTTACTGCAAGGAACACGGTATCACTAAAGTTCTGCATTTAGGTGATCTAATGGATCGCCGTAAGTATGTGAACTTCAATACATTGGCTGAAGTTCGAAAGAGATTTGTTGAATGGTTTGATGCTAATGGTGTAGAGTTTCATTGCATTTTAGGCAATCACGATACATTCTTTAAGAACACAAACCATGTAAACAGCATCCGTGAATTGTTCCACGATAAGTATAAGTCAATTTACTTATATGAAGAACCAACAGTTATTGAGATCGATGGACTCAAGATTGCTATGGTTCCGTGGATCAATAAAGAAAATGAACAGCAATTTCAAACATTCATCAAGAGTTGTCCTGCATCAATTATTTGCGGGCATTTTGAACTGAATGGTTATGAAGTAATTCAAGGAATCAACTTTGAAGGTGGGATGGAAGATAAAATTTTTGCCTGCTATGAGATGGTTCTATCTGGACATTTTCATGGCAAAGCATCAAAGAAGAATGTCCACTACTTAGGAACACAGTATCAAATTACATTCTCTGATGCCAGATTGGACAAGGGGTTCCATGTTCTTGATACACAAACACGAGAACTAGAATTTATTCAAAACCATGATCGCATTTATCATGTTATGGTTTACGATGATTCGAAGTCCGACCCAATGGGCATAGATTTTGCTTCTTATAAGAATTCTTATGTAAAGGTTCTGGTTGCAAAGAAAGCAGATCCTGTTAAGTTTGATCTGTGGGTAGACCGTATGGTTCAGGCTGGTGTTATCAATCTAAACATTGTTGAAGAAATGATTGAGACATCAGAAGATGCGGTTGATGTGGCGCAAGATACAATGAGTATTATCAATGAAGAGATTGATAAACTTGAAATTTCTGAAGATAAAGGTAAACTGAAGTCGTTGATTCACGAACTTTATATTGAGAGCCTTTCCGTATGATCGTATTTAAGAAAATTCGTTTTAAGAAC